AGAGAGAACCAAGGCCAATATGAATCTTACTGAATTAGAGCAAGCAATGCTGATAGCTAATGTGGAAATTGCTCTTAATACTATTCCGTGGGAAACATTTATTTCTGAACTTGCCAGTATAGGGATAATTTATAAGACTATCTTTGATAGGGCGGGAAATAAATCAATCGATTATCTGCCGGATGATATAGAACTTAAGGCAAGTTTTAATACTTTAAATCCTAAATCCTTGGATTATATTAAAGATCACACAGGGGAATTAATTGTGGAAATAACTGAGCAAACCCAATTAGCAGTAAGAGCAATAATCAATGATGCGTTTATTGAAGGGTTACATCCTTATCAGTCCGCAAGGGAAATCAAAAAAATTGTTGGACTTACTGAGCGCCAAGCAAAAGCGGTCAACAATCTCCGAAAGAGTTTGATTATCCAGAAATTATCAGACAAAGTTATCGAACAAAGAACGAAGGCGTATGCTCGCAGATTGCTTATTTACAGATCAAATAATATTGCGAGAACCGAGACAATCAATGCAGCAAATAGAGGGCAACAAGCGCTATGGGAACAAACTGAGGAACAAGGATTAATTAATAGGGCAACGGCAAGACGCAAATGGATTACAACACCAGATGATCGTTTGTGTCAGTGGTGTAAGTCATTGGATGGAAAAATAGTGGGGTTAGGTGAAGAGTTTGGAACACCAATCATTTCAGGGATCAATTATACAGCGTTCACACCAACATTACATCCTAGCTGCCGATGTGCTCTTGGCCTAGTCTTTATCTAAGATTTAAAAAACCATATTTATTTTAGGGGGGTAAAATTTTTATGGGAACGCAAGACCATATCCTAAAAAGGACGATTGCTGAAGCTCATTATATCATCGAAAATCGAGCAACAATCCGTGAAACAGCAGTAGCTTTTAATGTTAGTAAGAGCACCGTCCACAGAGACGTTAAAAAATTTCTAGAGGAATTAGATCTTAATTTATATGGAAAAGTTATTAAAATCATAGATATCAATCTTTCAGAGCGACATATGCGAGGTGGGGAAGCAAATAAGCAAAAGTCGATTGAGCGTCATGCAAAGGCCATTAATCGATGAAGTATCCGCCAATTATTGCAGTGGATTTCGATGGAACGATTACCAAAGAAAATGACTTTCCAAATTTAGGCGAACTTATGCCGGGGGCCAAGGAAGTCATAAATGAATTACATTCATACGGATGCATTATCATTTTATGGACCTGTAGAACTGACAGTTATCTTGAACAAGCCATAAACTATTGCAACCAATGTGGAATTCATATTGACTATGCGAATCAGAACTATCCATCCATTCAGGGATATGCATACCCCAAAATATATGCCGATTATTATATCGATGATCTAAATATCGGGGGATTCCCCGGATGGCACAATGTCCGAGAAACCATATTCCAACGAGAGGGGTTTTGATGGGCAAATGAGCGCTCTTAAAGTAAGTGTGGTATGTAGTTCATCAATTATTCTTGAGTCCAAGAACCAAGCGATTGTAGACGACCTACTGAGAAAACCCATTATTCACCCGAGCACCATAAATCTAAAAGCGGTTAGATGTCCATACTGTAATAATTTACTTGGATTTCTGGATGGAACTGCTCAAATAAAATGCTATAAATGTAAATTCATACACCTTGAGGAAACTAGAGTCGCGCCGACGACCAACGCATTGATTTAAAAAAAAATGCGTTTGGTTTGTCGGCGTATTTTTGTTTTAAAGGAGGAAGAGAGAGTTGCACGTTAAAGAATATGTGGATGCGATATTCAATTCATTAAGGAATCTTTTATCAGATGATGAAATCAACAAAATCGACAAAACAGAATTGATAAAAGATGTGTTATTCAACATAGAAAAAAAAGTATTACCATTCGGAGACTTGCCACTTGCTGATAGGGATAGGGCATGGGATGGATCAGGAGCGGAAAGTAATATCCGCGAATGGGCCGGGGGAAAAGATAATTTGGATTGGGCAAAGTATGGTAAGGGTTTTTTATGGGTTAATGATGAGGACAGGGAAAAGTTTGGTAGTTATAAATTTCCGATTGCCGATGTGATAGATGGAAAATTAATAGCTATACCGAGGGGTATATTTGCAGCTGCTGGCGTTTTGAGTGGGGCGAGGTTAGAGGGTGGTATAGCCCAATTAGATGTGCCAAAGGGAGACATACAGGGTTTAAAGGATCATGTCGATAAGTATTATGCCAAGATGAGGAAAGAATGGGATGATGATAAGTTAGTTAGTCCGTTCAAGGAAAAACAAGTATTGGAAAAATTGATTGATTATAATCCGATGGTTCCTAGTTTCGGAAAGGTTAATTGTGAGATTGCATTTGTGGGAGCATCTCCGGGTAAGATTGAGTCAATAAGAGGTGAGCCGTTCGTTGGACCGTCCGGTGAAACATTTAATGAGTTATATCTCGGGCCATTAGGATTAAAACGTGATGATATATTCCTCACGAATGTTGTACCAGATTTACTAGTTGACGATATGGGAAATGCAAGAGAACCAACTAATAAGGAAATTAGTGCTTGGAGCGGGTGGCTTGATGGTGAGATAGAACGATCGAATCCTAAGGTTATTGTTGCACTAGGAAAAATTGCAAAGAAAGCTCTTGGTGAAGATGTCGATTTTGTTTTACCACATCCGATAGCTATCCGGAAATATAGTAATTCAGGAGAAGTTGGAAGAAAGATAAAGCAAATCAAGTTAAAACTTGATGAAATTAACAAAGGTTTGCCTAGTGTTAATGATGTTCATGTACAAAGTACAAGTTGGAAAAGACCAAGAAGGACACAGAAATCAGATAATCATTATGAAGGTTATGCCGATATATTTAAGGCTGATGATGAAAAGCATCTTATTTATGGTGTAGTCTTAGAACCCGGTAGCGTCGATGCCCAGAATGACACTATTAGTGCAGAAGAAATTGAACGTGTGGCGCATGTTTATCTTCAAAATTCTAGAATTGTTGGCAATAGCCATAGATCAAAGGCGAAAGCTGATGTGGTTGAAAGTTTTATAGCGCCGATAAACTATGAATTTGGAGATCAAAAAATTACTAAGGGAACATGGGTTATGGTTGTTAAAGTCAATGATGACAAATTATGGGAAGGTGTTAAGGAAAAGCTTTATACAGGGTTCTCTATTGGCGGCTTTTCAAAGAGGATTCTGGTGAATGAGCCAGCCAATTAAGGATGGTGAGCTTTAAATGTTAATCAATGAACTAAAAGATCTTAACGTGGAAGAGGTTTCGCTTGTAGGAAAACCTGCAAATCAGAGAGAGTTTCTGTTATTAAAAAATCAAGAAGGAGGTTGTAACGTGGATGTATTAGATAGTGTTTTGAAATCTCTTGGTGAATTGGATATTGATCTTGAAAATGAGGAACTGGTCGATAAAGCTATGAAAGCTATGAAGTTAGATCCTAATGCCGTTAAGGCCGTTAAAGGTGCACTCAAATTGATGGAGGCATATAAAGAGCAGATTCCAAAAGGAATTTTGGATAAACTCATGTCAATGATGATGGAGTATGAAGAGGGAATGGATTATATGGAACATTCCCAAAAAGAAAAAATGGGGGCAGGAAAGGAGAAAGAGAAAGGTATGGGCATGAATCCAGAAAAGAAAATCAAAAAGGAAGATGGCTCATTGGATTTGAGTGCTATTCCAGAAGAATCCCGAGAGTTAGTCCAGATGTTATGGAAAGAACAGGAGACAGCCGTTAAGAAAGCTCAGGAATTAGAAACGATTCTTAAATCAGAACGCGAAATAAGGATTGCTAAAGAGTTCTTAGATCGTGGGATTGCCTTCCCGAATATTGGGACAGCAGAAGCCGTTGGATCGGTTCTCAGGAAAGCCTACGATGTTTCCGAGGATTATGGAAAACAACTAGAAGGTATCCTGAAAGATGCAAATACCAAGATCGAAAAGTCCGAGCTTTTTGTTGAAAAGGGTTCAAATGCAAGATCATCGGCAGATACAACTTGGGCCAAGATTGAAGAACTGGCCAAGGGAATTGTCATCAAGGGTGAAGGTCAAACTATGGCGCAGGCGATCGATAGAGTTCTGGCCGAAAAT